TGGCCCCGCTCAGGTCGGCCCCGCTCAGGTCGGCCCCGCGCAGGTTGGCCCCGCGCAGGTTGGCCCCGGTCAGGTCGGCGGAGAACAGGGATGCCATGTACAGGTTGGCCCAGCGCAGGTCGGCCTCGCGCAGGTCGGACCCGCGCAGGTCGGCCCCGCGCAGCTTGGCCCAGCGCAGGTAGGCCCCGCTCAGGTTGGCCCCGCGCAGGTCGGCCCCGCTCAGGTTGGCCCCGCTCAGGTTGGCCCCTTTCGCCCATCCCCATCGGATCATCTTCCAGAAGGCACGCGGCTCGATGCGCCGCAGTTGCAGCCCGGCGAAAGATGCCTTTTCCTCATCTCTTCCGATCTCGCGCCCAACGCCTCGGCACCACCACGGCCACCAGAAGGACGGCGCATACCGTGCATCTAGCCGCAGCATCGCATGTAGGCGACCAGGGCCACACGCTTGACCATCTGGTTCTGCCGGGTTGGGGTGCATCGTCGGCGTACCCCACTTCTCGCCGGGGCGTGGTGCGGTGTAGTAGAAGCGCTGCCCCTCATAGATTGTCGCCAGGTCTGGAGTCAAAAACTTGAACATGCGGCTATCCGTTCCTTTCTTGAGAAACCTGCTCATCTCGCACGAACTCGATTGTGATCCGGATGGCATGACCAGGCGGCACCATCTCTGCCGGAGTCGCGCTGAACTCGTGCGGCCTGAACCACTCCTCTGAACGGACACAGCCCTGCTCGACCTTGTATCTCAGCCAACGTTCTACTAGCTCATATGCTGTGCCCCAATATGCTGCGTGTACCATCTGCTCGTTCATCTCTACTGTGTCTCCCCTTTCCTGCCGCTGCCCCGCCGCCTATCGCATAACGGCTGGCTTCAGTCCAGTCCGGCCCCGATGGGGGCAGTCGCGCACGGGGCGGCAGCACTCGCTCATCTCACCCACGCCCTCGCCCACAGCGCCATGATGAGCGCCGTGAGCCAATCGACACGCCACAGCCTGCGAATGTCACGAGGTAGCCGAATCATCTCAGTCACCTCGTCACCGCCCATAATTCCCCTTGCAGCACGTTCCGGGCCGTGTCCAGCGGCAGGCCAAGCCCGAGTTGCGCCAGGTATCCGGCCACCCTGCCCCGGTCGGCCTCGTTGACCACCAGGCCGGAAGGCTCCTGCCCCCGCGCCCGAATCTCCGCCACAAACTCACCCACCAGCCCCGCCGTTAGGGGCTGCTTGATAATTGCCCAACTATGCACCTTGCCTCCTTGTGAACGCTGACAACTCACTCTGCGGCACGAACCACGCGCCCGGGCGTCCGTTCGGCGCCCGCCACCATCGCTCTTGTCTCGCCTCCTGCCCGCTGATGTAGCCCACGACCCGGAAGCGAGGCGCACGCCCCACCACCAGAACGAACGTGTCTGCTACCGGGTCTGCCGGACGCACGATGAGGCACCCGTCCTCAAGCTCCGTGGACCGCACCTGCACCCGCCCGACATCCCCGGCATGAAAGGTGTTGACATCCCCGCCCCAGTACCTTTTGAGCAGCTTGGCGACGGCCATTTCCCCGGCTGCGCCCTCGATATCCATCGTCCAGTCGCCGCTCTCCAGCCCGGCAGAATCGGCCCGGTCGAATGACTCGATTCTCCGGTTCGCCCCCGCCACGGCAGCCAGCATACACTCCGCCGGCGAGAGGCAGATCAGCGTGCCGGGGCGAAGGCCGTAGACGGGGCGGAGGGTGGTCATTCCCCCACCTCCAGCGCCTTGCGGATCTCACTCAGCGCGGCTCCGTGCGTGATCCACTCGCTCTCAAAGCGCAGCACCCGCCAGCCGGCCAGCGTTGCGGCGTTGTACTTCTCACAGTCGTTGGCGTACCCCGCGCCCCGGTTGTGCCGTCCGTTCGCCCATGTGCCGCCCTCGCACTCAACGGCCAGAAGGCGGTCAGGCCAGGCGAAGTCGAACCTCCACCGGCGAGGGGGTGCAAACCTGTACTCCCTCACCGGCTCGGGGAGGCCGGCGTCTGCTATCTGCGCGAGTAGGGTGTCCTCAAGGCGGCTCATCGTCCCAGCTCCTTCGGTGCCACACACCTCGGAACGCCAGCCTTGTCTGCCAGCCGGTTCACCACGTCGCGCACCGCCGGGAGCATCAGCGCCTCGCCCCGGTCGGCTCTCTGCAAGCCCTCATACACGCGCAGGAAGTGCGCTCTCTCCACCCCCGGCGTCTCGGACAGGCACAGCGCCTTCCAGCCGCCTACGCCCTGGATGGCCCGCAACATCAGGCCGTCCAACTCGGTCGGCATCCGATAGCCCCCACCCTCGGCGGCCGGCAGTGGTTCGCCGTAGGAGCCCCACCGCTGGATGGCGTTGCACACCGTCACCCATGCCTCCTCCGGCGTCAGTTCGTTGTGCGCCCGCGCCGTGAGCTCGTTGGCGGTTCGCCGCAGCTCGCCCGCGCTCGGAAAGAACGAGGAGGAGCAGGCCAGCGAAACCGCCGCCGCTTTCAGCACGTCCGCCGGCAGGTCGGCCAGGATGGTGTAGTATGCCTCCGGCGTCCCTTTCGCCATCGTGAATCGCGGGAAGAGCGCCGACAGGTACACCAGCACCTTTCCAACCTCAGCCTCCGTCGCCATTCTCAGCCTCCGCTTTCGCCATGTATTCGCGCAGCACGCCGAGCGATTTCGGCTCTGCCGTCCGCCCATGCCCGTTGTCGCTTCCGGGCAGCTTCCTCTCCAGGTAGAATTGCAGCATCCCCTTGACGTTTTGCGGATTCCAGCCGCACGCGATCCACGCACGCACCACCCTCTCCCAAAAGTCGAGTTCGGGGGGATCGTGGCCCACGACCTCGGCCACGCCGCGCCATACTGCCGTGTGCGGGTAGCGCAGCACGACCGCACGGTATCGCTCGATGGCCTCGGGCGGTGGCTGTTTCGGCTCTTTCGGTGCCCTCGCCTTCTTGGCGGGCTTTTCCTCAACGGGAGGCTCGGCGGGCGCCGCAACGTCGGCGCTAGTCTCTGTCTCCGTCTGTGTCTTTGTCTTGTCTGGATCTACGTCTAAGTCTAAGTCTAGACACGTTGCTGTCACGCTTCGTGACTCGTCCGTGACAGGCTCCGGCTTCTTGCGGTCACGCTCTCGCTGCGCGGCCTTGCGTACCTCGTCCGGTTCCGGCGCTTGCCTCTTGGCGAACCGTGTCACGAACCATGACCCATCTGGTAGCCTCTGCACAATCGGGCGCTTCATAGCCGCAAGCTCCATCAGGTCAGCTTCCAGGGCGTCCTCTTCCATGTGTAGCGTCCAGGCCATGTCCTCTAGGGGCGGTAGGTCCCCGCTGTCTCCGACCGACTTGGCAAGAGCGAACATTTCCAGCGTCCGGCGCCAGAGCCTATCAGGTAGCCGGCCCATCTTGGGATCGCCCAGGATTTCGATGTAGACCTTAAACCAACGATACGCCATCATCCCTCCAGAATATCCCCCGCCCTATCGGCCCTTCGGGCGGGGGTGATTGCCGCGATGAGGAGAGGTCCGGGGCGTGGCTGTCCCAATACCGCACCCCAGACCCCAGGCCGGTCGCTGGGTTGTCACCTATTCACGCACTCTTGGGTACACCCAGGCTGCCCGCCGCACTCTTGGCTGCACCGATTGACCCGGATAGTGTACTCGGCCTGCTCCACCGTCACGCCCTGCTCGGGGAGGTAGCCCGTTTCGCCACAGCAGAGCATGGGCAAGAGCAACAAGCAAAGCGCGATTATGATCAGCACGGTTTTCTTGTTCATGGTTCCTCCTGATAAGTCACTTTATGCGTCCTGTATGAGTTGAGCATGGTCGAATGCCTTGTCGCGGCGATCCTGTTCCAGCGCATCCTGGCCGCGATACCATTCCTCGTCAGTCGGAATGTCGGCGTCAGCCTCTTCCTCGGCTTCCCATAGCTCAAAGCAGGCCGGGCAAAAGTCGCGCCCGCTTAGCTCCATGTGCTGCCAACCGCTCGCAGCAGCATCGTCAATGGCGGCAGGCCCATGTGCTCGCCAGCCTCCATCGTCGCCCACGTGCTCTCTGTTGCACCGGTCACAACGCACGCGATATTGGTGTACGATTGCGTGTGATAGCGTCATCATCCCTCTCCTTCTGGCAGGCTATGCTCCTGCCTGGACGGCCTCACCAGAAGCGGGCCTACCGCCTTTGTCTTTCGCAGGGCTGGTACTCCACGTCTTCCTCATCCCCCCTGCCCGACACCGTAACACAACCGGCACAACCATGATCTCGGCGCAATGGGTATCACAGTTCAGGCGGCTCCGGGTGGGCACTCCACTCGTCACCGCATTGTGGGCAGACGTACAGTTCCTCGCCCGCGAACTCTACGAGACTGCCGTAGCAGCCGCAGTTGTAGCACTCGGCGGGATCGCGCTCATCTGCACGATCAGCATCAGCCTGCCGTGACTTGGCTTCAGCGTCAGCGGCAAAGGCTTTTTCCTCCTCATCTGTCATGCCAGCACCTTGATTGTGACCGAGGGCTCGGATTGACTCTTGACCGGCGCCACGAGCTGCGCCGCGTCGGCTGTCGCCTTCCAGTCCACCTTGACTTCTGTTACCCACTCGTCCTCGGGGATGGCTGCGCCGCGTACTGCCGCCTCGTAGTCATATGTCTTGCGGCCTGCCGTATAGCTTGCCCGCACGTTCCCGACCGTCTGCGTCTTGCCTAGGGCCAGGAC